GCCGATGAGGCCGAGCGCGAGCAGGAGGCCAAGTGCCCACACCGCGACCTGCGGCGGGATCTCGGCCTTGAGGTCCGCTGGGAGGTTCGGCCAGGCGGCGAGCCCAGCGAGGGACCATCCAAGCGACTGGAAGCTGAAGCGGCGCCACGCGCGGCGCCAGTGAGGCGAGAGCTTCATCGGCCCGCCTCGAGCTTCGTCTCGATGCGGGTCAGCCGCTTCTCGTGGTCGGCGATCCGCTCGTCGCGCAGCACGTCCTTCGTGTCCTTGAGGCGGCTCTGGTCGTCCATGGTCTTCACCGTGGCCGTCAGGGCCTCGACCTTCTGGCCGAAGTTCTTCTGTTCCTGCGCCTGTTCGCGCTGGCCCTGCCACAGCAGGATGGCCTGTCCGCAGATGGACACCGCCAGCAGGATGATTCCCCACAGGGGAATGGTTCGATCGATGCGCACGACGGCGGGGTCTCCTGCTCTTTGGTTCATGTCGAGGGCTCCGGGAGTGGTGTGGCTCACGGGCGACCACCTTCGAGCGCGGCAATGCGCTCCGTCAGGTCGGCGATCTGACCGTGCTGGTACTGGAAGCAGGCCAGGAGGTGCAACACGAAGGCGGTCTTGTCGACGGCCCACGGCCGGTAACGCTTCTCCGTGCGCCCCTCCTGCACGACGACCGTCTCGTAGATCGCCTCACGTTCGGGCGTCAGCGGCTTGCCGTCCTCGCCCAGCATCAGGCTGGCGGGCACGGCCTCGGACACCAGTCGCTGCTCGGTGATCTCTTCGAAGGTTTCTTCGTACTCACCACCGACGCTGACTGCTCCCGGCATCACCTTGTGGAGTTCCTGGGCGAACACCATCAGCTGCGACTTCTGCGTCGGGTCGTCCTTCCACGCGGCCTGATGCAGAACGACGCTCAGCATGCGGTCGACGGCTTTCTGCACGTCGGCGGGGCCGAGGTCGTTCTTCAGCGTCTGGTCAGAGGTCGTGTTGACCCGGAGCAAGTTGCCGGCGCGGTTGTAGTCGATGGATCCGCGCAGCGTCGCGCTCGTCTCGGTGTAAAACGCGTTGAACAGGCTGTCGCCCGTCGTCGACGCGTTCCAGGTCAGCACTGCTCCGACCGTCGCGCCGCCGGTTGCCTTGAACGTCGCGCCGCCAACGCCCGCCACCTCGAGCCGCTGATTCGACGAAAGGATGTCGGTCACACCGACGTCGCTCATCTTGAAAAGGCCGGCCGCGGAGAGCGCGGCCTTGTACGCGTTGTTCGTGCCGAGCAGCAGCGGGAAGTTGCCGGTCTGGAGCACGTGGGCCGAGCTGTCCGCTCGCGACTGGATGGACAGCCCGAAGCCGCCGGTCTGGCCGTTGCCCTGCAGCATCCATGCGGCCACCTCGCCTCCGCCGACGCGCACCGTGTTCAGGGGCGTGGCGCTGAAGATCCCGTGGTTCTCGGCGCCGCGGTTGAGGCGTTGGACGAAGAGTCCGTACAGGGCGTTGATGGTGCCAGTGCCCAGCGGGTTCTCCACGTGGATGCCGCGCATGATTGCGATGGGGCCCGTACCGGTGTGGGTCGCCAGGAAGTTGAACCCATCCATTCGGGACCAGATGGAGCCCGACCCGCTGTAGGTCGGTCGGACCTGGGCGCCCACGTAGTGGTCGTAGTGACCTGGGCCCGTGATGTTCGGCGCGGCATCCAACGACGCATAGGCGTTGTAGTTCGCCGCCATCGTGTGCGTCATCTGGAGGGTGCTGTTGTCCTCCAGCATGTGCACCGGGCCAGTGGTGTCGGCGTCGGTCTGGGTGACCAGTCGCGACGTCGCATAGACCGCCGTCTTCACGCCGTCGCGCCACGTGGAAAGCGCAACGCTCCGCGATGACGTTCCGAAGTTGACATTGCCCAGCCCGGTGAACACCTGCCGCGCGCCAGCGGTGAAGTCGCCGTTGATCGTGAGGTCGAAGCCGGCGAGCGCGATCGACCCCTGCTGCGCTACCTCGACCCCCGTCGTCGCCGGGATCGTCGTGTTCGCCGCCAAGCTGACGGCCGAGTTGATCACCAGCGTCTTGTTGGCGGCTGCGGCAAGTGCGAGCGCGAAGGTGCTGAAGGAGGACGTGACGACGGTCGGCAGATCGCTGGAGAGCGCACCTTGGTGCACCACCACGCGACCAGCTGCAAGGTCAGCCGCAACGCTCGTGGACGTGTGCGCCACCACCGTTCGGTAGGTGACGCCCGAGCTGGTGTAGAGGTCGTTGACGGCGTAGGCGGTCGCCGTGGCCCACGCTCCACGCATGTTCACAGCCCGCATCACCTCCAGAGCGCCGGCCAGAGTCATGCGAGGCTGGCCCAGCCGATCGACGAAGGTCGGGCTCGTGCCAGTGACCGCCTCGTCCAGCTTCTGGGCGTTGAACAGCAGGTCTCGCGGGTCCTTGCTCGGCACGGGTAGTGCGGTCATGTGTCGTACTCGTACATCCGATCGTCGTAGGCACTCAAAGATAGGGAGACCTGCGCGTTGGCTGCGGGCTTCAGGTCGGTCGCGACGTAGAGCCCGGCCGACTCCACCTCGGCGTCGGTGAGCCCGACTGCGAAGGCGTATCGGCTGCCGAGCTGGCGATCACCGCCTGCGATGTAGAGGCCGGCCGGAACGCTGACCAGCAACACACCCGCAGGTGCTGGGGTGCACACCACCGGCGGACCCAGGTGGCGGCCGTCCGCTCCCGTGAAGAGGATTCGGCCCTGCGTCGCCCCCTTCCAGTCCAGGGGCTCGCTCGTGGTGATCCACGAGTCCACGATGCCCATCACCTCGCCGGCCTGCAGCCCGTCGTCGCCTGCGAAGTCGTTGGGATCGATCCACCGAACCATCGACCCGATTCCCAGACTCAGCGCGTCCGAGAGCGCCGTATCGCTCACGCCGGTGCGTTGGTACAGCAGGCGCCGCGCCTCGAGGTGGGACCGATTGGTCGCCTGCTCGAGCGTCGTGCATCCCGACAACTGGAACTTCTTCGGGTTCGAGGCTTGGCCGACGACGACGGCACCCGTCGAGACGTTCAGCCGCACGTAGCTCTTCTTCGCCTGTGTCGCCTCGTCCACGTACTCGACCTCGACTCCATCGAAGGTCGCAGGCAGCACGGAGGAGAAGCTGATCGTGGAGTCGGCGCCGGCCGCGAGGTTGCGGTAGTCCAGCTGCATCTCGGGGAACTGGCGGGCCTGGTCCCGCGTCACGGTCCACTTCGTCCCGTCGCGCCAGATGACGCAGCGGGCCATGTTCGCGATGAGCTGCATGCGCTCGCCAAGGCTCATGTCCGCGTCGTCGAGCGAGCCATCGAAGCGCAGGAGCGGCGAGTCCTCGCCGTGCTGGTCGTTGATCGCCGTCAGCGCGCCCGTGTCCAGCCCGGCCATATCGTTCCGCGCGACGGTCCAGATGTGCGCGATCGATCGGGCGAAGTTCCGGGATGCAGACAGCGTGTTCGAAGTCAGCGTGCGCACGTGCCGGCGCCAGCGGAGGTTGAATTTGCGGTCGCTGAAACCGGTCGCCGAGAGCGTGGCCTTGGTCGTCACCCGCAGTACCGTCACGCCCGGGAGCACCTTTGTGGGGTGGTGCCGCACGGCATACACCTCTTCGAGCTTGGCGACGTCAGACCCTCCGGAGTCGGCGATCTCGTTGAGGCGCAGGAACTGGATCCGGTAGCGGCCGAGCCCGCCCGTGGGGGTCACCTTCTTCGTGAAGAAGCGTTGGTCGAAGGTGCGATCGGCGTAGATGTAGTCGAGCGTCTGCCGAGTGCCGGGCACCTCGGTTCCGGTGCCGTCGATCTTCCACCACTCGGCCCGCAGGGATACGTCGGCGTTCAAGCCGCGCAGGAAGTTCGTGCTCCACCAGATCTGATCCCCGTCGCGTGGGAGCGTGAACGGCCCGACGACCGTGTAGGTCACCGGCGTCGTCCGGTCCACGGTCACGGGAGTCGTCTCGCTGACCGCCACCGGCCAGGCGCTGCTGCTGAAGGTGAAAGCGATGTTGCCGCCGGACTCGAAGAACGACAGCACCGTGCACACCTGGTCGAAGGTGTCGAGTGTCACGCCATAGGTGAAGACCACTCGCGCCGTCCCGCCGGGGATCGCGCCCTTGAGGTCTTCGGTGTTCGCGCTCGAGACGAACTGGATGGTGAACGTCGTCGCTCCGGATGACGCAATCACAATGCCGGACTGATCCCACTGGTGATGCTCGTTGGCATAGGGCAGTTCCTGCCCGTTCACCTCGTCGCTGGCGAACGCCTCGTAGACATCGTTGAGCGTCGTGCTGCCGAACTCCGGGTATCCGTCCACGGGCACCGGCTGGAACACCTCGTAGCTCGATCCGTCGATGTCACCGATGGGGGTGTCCGCGTACTGCACGTCCTCGATCGTTCCCTTGCCGCGGCTGATGCTCAGCCACTCGGTGACGTACTTGAGGTTGTCGATGTACTCGACGGTGGAGGGCTGGATCAGGTCGGGCCACACGCGACGAAGGCCGAAGACGTCCGGCACCGCTTGGTAGGCCCGGGCCACGTTGGTCTGCCCGGTCAGCTTGTTGTTCGGGCTGTCCTTTCCGGCCGATTCCCCGTTGGGCTTCGGCATCGTGGCCATCGTGTAGATGGCGTAGGCCGCGATGACCACGTAAGCCCAGAACAGAAGGCCGTACCCCTCCGGCCGCCGGATGATCGTCACCCTGTCGCCTGGCCGTGGACGAGCATCCATTCCGGTGTCCGTCGCAGGGTCGACCTTGACGCCGTTGATGTAGACCTCGCAGTCGGCCCCGCCGGAGAGGTGGCGCTCGATGTTCGCCTGCATCGAGACCGAGACGTCCCACTCGTGCTGCTCGCGGCCGGTGACGCCGGCCGGGTCGTGGAGGATGCTCAGCATGGGGCGTAGCGGTAGAAGACGATGGTCCCGTACATGCGACGCACCGCAGCGAGCCGGCTGACGCGCACGCTGCCGCCCACCTGGTCAGAACCCTCGCTGTGAATCACGGTGTCGGCAGTGAGCAGGACACCGCAATGGGTTGGCGCGCCGTCGTGCCAGGCCATCCAGCACGTGGCGCCGGCCTCCGGGCCGCACTCCACCCATCCGGCCGCCTCGGCGAAGCCGGACGCGATGTCCGTCTGCGGCACGGCGCCGAGTTCAACACCCAGCACCTCGCGGAAGTACAGGACGATGCAGCCGAAGCAGTCCATGGCGGCCCAGTCGCTGCGCCAGCGGATCCAGGGCACGCCTACGGCGCGGGCAGCAAACTCAGCAGGGGTCAGGAGGCGTTGCACCTCCCCCATGCTAGGAACGGGTCAGAGCAGTTCTAGCCCGGAGAAGACCGACGGGTCGTAGATCAATGCCACGGAGCGCCGCATGATGTTGTCGTCCCCGGCCGTCACCTGCACCGTGTCCGTGCTGAAGGTGATCCCGCCCTCTTCGTCCACGAACAGGTCCCATGAGACCTTGGGCGCATCGGTCTCGCCGAGGTAGACGCGGTAGGAGACGGTGATCGGCTCGCGCGCCTCGGAGGCCTCGACCAGCCGCAGCGCCTGCTTGAACGCTCGGCCCACAACCTGCCGCGGGAAGCCCATGGAGAGCTTCGGCCGCGTGTCGCTCTTCTGGTCCGGGGGTTTGATGGACATCTGCGCCGGCGTGTGCACCTCGCCGCCGAGCGTGACCTCGGCGAACTGGTTCGCCACGAGGCGGAACGGCTTCTCGAATGCCGGGTGGTCAAAGACCACGGCGTGGTACTCCGGCAGCTTCGACTTGGTGGTCCAGAAGACTTCCTTGTCCATCAACCCTCCGGCATTGCCTGGGTGACGGTCTGATCCAACAGGTCGGACCAGGCCCACCAGTCGGGCAGCGTGACGATGAGTTCAGCTGCCTCCTCGATGCCATCGGGCACCAGCAGCTTGCGCGCCATGATCTTGGCCGAGTAGTCGAAGAGCGGACCATCCTCCCGCGCCGGCAGCAGGCTGTCCGGCAGGAAGCGGCACACGTGCTCGATCGGCCCGAACTCGGTCCGGATCGGCATGGTGAACTCGTCCACGCCGTTGTTGATGATGAAGCGGAACCAAGTCTGGAAAACCTGGGCCTCCTGCTCGGTGAAGCGGAACGTCACGTCCCAGAACACGGGCACGTCGGTGCCGGTCGCCTGGGCGTAGCCGGGCCCGCGGCGGGGCTCCGCCATGCTGAACGCGGCCGGCTGGTTCCGGCTCTTGCCCGCGCGGAGGATCGATCGGATGGTGAGCGGATAGGGCTGTGGCATCACATCCGTCCTTGCACGTTTGTGGCACCACGCATCGCAGACCACACCTCGCCGCTGTTCTCGCGGATCTGGCTGGCCACCGCCTTCACGGCCAGCGTCACCGTGTTGGCCTGCTGGTCGTAGGTCTGGGACTGGACCTCGAGCGGGGATCCGAGGTTCTGGATGATCACGGTGGGGGCTTGACCGCCGGAGCCCACGTCTTTGGCCGGCGTCACGTTCCCGCTCGCGGTCGGGAGCATGTACTGCGAACCGTTGGCCGCGGTGAACATCTCGGGGCGACCGGTCTCGTTCACTCGGTACACGCTGCCACTGGTGACCGGGCCGCCGTACTGCCGGCCGCCGCCGAAGCTCGTGCCCTTGATTGTCGAGATGATCCCCGCCGTGCTGGCCGCCACCGAGGCCATTGCCGCGAGGTTCGCAGGCCACGGCATGGAAGCGGCGCCAGCGATACCCTGCTGAATCTTCACGATCGCGTCAGCCACCGCAAAGGCCTTCGACACGGCAAACATCGCCTTGTACGCGCTGGACTGCTCGCCTGCGAAGGACTTCGTCAGCCCAGCGATGCCGCCGAACAGCTGGCCGTAGGCGGTCATCTGCGCCGACATCACCTTCGCCTGGTGCTCGGCCACGTCCGCGTCGGCCTTCTTGCGGATCGCCGCCTTGGCGTCCTCGTAGAGTTGCGTCTGGTTCAGGTCCAGCTGGCGGTACTGCTCCATCAGCGCGACCTTCTGCTCTTCCTCGAACCGGATCTTCTCGATCGGGTCGACGGCCGCGGTGGCCTCGCCCGCCTCGTCGCGGCGCTTCTGGAGCTTGGCGCGGTCGCGCACGGCCTGCGCTTCCTCGCGCAGCCGGTCCTCGTTCACCTTCTTCTGAGCCTTGGCGAGCAGTTCCTGGCGCTCCTCTTCGGCCGCGAGCACGATCAACGTGACCGCTTCGTTGTAGGTCTCTTCGCCGATCTTCTTCGCGTCGAGGTTCTTATTGGCGATCCGCAGGCGCTCGTCTTCGGTAGCCGTCACGACCTGCAGCTCGCTCTGCTGGGCCTTCTGCAGCGA